GCGCACGACATCACCGTCGACGGCAAGACGCAGTGGGTGAGCTACGAGGAGCTGCGCAACGGCTACCAGCGGCAGGCGGACTACACCCGCAAGACGATGGAGGTGGCCAAGGAGCGCAGCGAGCTGGAGCCCTTCGCGCAGATGGTTGCGCACGCCAAGGCCGATCCCGACTTCGTGCGGCACGTGCAGGCGTACTTCCAGCAGGGGCCGGCGCCGCAGTTGCAGGCGGCGGCGCAGATGGGCCTGGCCGACGAGCAGATTGCGCAGTTGCTCGACAGCGACAAGCCGGAGCACGTTCGGCAGGCCAAGGAGATTTTGCAGGCGCGGGCGCAGTATCGCCGCGTCATGGCCGAGCGCCAGCAGTACGAGCAGCGGGCGCAGGCAGAACAGCGGGCGCTGTTGGAGAACTATCTCGCGTCAGAGCGCGAGAAGGTGTCCGCAGCGATCCCAGAGTATCCAAAGCAGGCACCCTTGATCGCCAAGGCCCTGCAAGAGGTGTACGGCTTCAACGAAGCCGAGTTGAGCAGCGTCTACGACAGCCGGTTGGTCCGGTTGGCGCACGACGCGATGCTGTATCGCAAGAGCCTGGAAGAGGGCAACCGAATTGGGCTGGAGGGAAAGCGCCAAGCTCCTCCGCCGCCGCGTGCGGCAAAGCCGGGTGCCGGCAAGGCCACTTCTGCGAAAGAGATACGGCGAGCAAAGGACGTGACGGCCCGCGCCATGCGTTCGGGACGCACCGAGGACTGGGCGGCCGTCATCGCCAATCGTCTGGGCCTATCTTGATTCCGTAGGAGGAAGTCATGGGCATGTTCACTGGCACCAGCCACGTCTACCACATGGGTGGGACGACCGGCATCGGCAAGTTCAACCGCGAGGACCTGAGCGACCTCATTACCAACATCTCGCCGACCGACACGCCGTTCGTGTCGAACATCGGCCGCACCAAGGCGACCGCCGTCCAGCACGAGTGGATGCGCGACTCGCTGGCCAACGCCGCGGCCAACGCCAACATCGAAGGCAACGAGGTCACGTTCTCGTCGGCGTCGAGCGGCACCCGCGAGATCAACATGACGCAGATCCTGGTCAAGTCGGTGATCGTGTCCGACACCCAGGATGTCGTTCGCAAGGCCGGCAAGGGCGCCGAGCTGGCCTATCAGGTGGCCAAGCTCACCAAGGAACTGGCGCGCGACCTGGAGTATGCGTGCCTGCAGAACGGCGCGCTGGTCACTGGCGACGCGACGACCGCGCGGGCCATGCGCGGCGTGTCGAGTTGGGTGAGCACCAACACGTCCGACCTGGGCACCGGCACTGTCACCGTCACGCAGGGTGACATCATGTTGATCATGCAGAAGTGCTGGACCAGCGGCGGCAAGCCCGACATGCTGATCTGTGGCGGCGCGCAGAAGCGCACCATCAGCGGCATGACGACCGGCGTCACCAAGAACCTGGACGCCCGCGACAAGCGGTTCGTGCAGGCCATCGACGTGTTCGAGACGGACTTCGGCGTGCTCAAGGTGATGCCGGACCACTTCATCGCGACGGACGACATCGCCATCATCCAGACCGACCTGTGGAAGCTGGCCTACCTGCGGCCGCTGCAGGTGAAGGACCTGGCCAAGACCGGCGACGCCACCAAGAAGATGCTGGTTACGGAGGTCACCCTGGAGGCGCTGTCGGAGAACGGCAACGGCCTGATCATCGACGCGCTGGTGTGACATGACGCCATCGGTCGAGACGACCGAGAAGGGGCCATTGGACGGCCCCTTTCTCGACACATTCCACCTCGCGATCCTGATTCCCAGCATGGATCACTGGGACAACAAGTTCGCGCTGTCGCTGCTGCAGGTCGTCGCCACGCTGCACCAGCACCCCATAGCCAAGGAGCAAACCTACTTCATCATCAACCACAGCGGCAGCATGCTCACCATGAACCGCGAGGGCATGGTTCTCGCGGCGCTGAAGTCCGACCCGAAGATCACGCACATTCTGTTTCTCGACTCGGACATGACGTTCCCGGCCGACACCGTGCACTGGCTTGTGCACCGCAACGAGCCCATCGTCATTGCCAACTACAACCGGCGCACCATCCCGACCTACCCGGTGACGCGCGGGCTCGACAGCCGGTTCCTGGCAACGCTCGACAGCAGCACCGGACTGCAGCCGATCAAGTGCGGCGGCCTGGGCGTCGCGATGTTCAAGCGCGAGGTGTTCGACAAGGTGCCGCGGCCGTGGTTCCACTTCGAGTGGTATCCCGATCCGCAGAAGGCCGGCGAGTTCTTGATGAACGGCGAGGACACCTGGCTGTTCAAGCGGGCGCAGAAGGCCGGCTATCAGGTGCTCGTCGATCACGACCTGAGCAAGCAGGTTACGCATGTCGGCCAGTTCGAGTACACCTACCGCATGGCGTTCATCGAGGAGGACGAGTCCTACATCGGGCCGGACGGCTCCTATGACATCGACGCCAAGATCAAGCAAATGGACGAGGCCTATGGCAAGAGTGCTGCATAGCGATCTGAACCCGTGGGCGCGCACGCTCGTGGACGTGACGGACGACGGCGCTGGCGTGGTGATTCGTCACGAGGAGGATGTGACGGACCTGCTGGCGATCAACGACGCCCAGCGCAACGCCGTTGGCAAGGGCCTTGGGACTGACATGCGGCCGGTGGCGCGCATCAGTGGCGTGCTGCTGGCCGAGCTGATTCATCAGGGCATCATCGACAAGGGCTGCGGCACCGTGCTCGACGAGAGCCGGTTCCGCCGTTGGCTCAACGACCGAGACAACCGCCGTTGGCGGACAAGCGAGGGCAAGGTATGAGGTATCGACTGTACAAGCCGGTGTACGACGGCTCGCCCGTCATGTGCCGCGTATTCCTGCCGGATGGCTTCAACCGGGTGTTCGATCTCACCAAGTACAACCATCCGTTCATCGAGATGCTGATCGACAAGCACGGCTACGGCCTGGAGGAGGTCGGACCAGAGGTGAAGCGCGGCCTGTACGAAGACGCCACGGGCCGGCGCTGCGACGAGAAAAGTGTCGAGGTGCTGGTCAAGCCGCTGGCGCCGCTCGACGCGGCGATCCGCTACCTGGACGACGACGCGCCCGAGTTCGACCCGCTGGAGACGGTCGGCATTCCGAAGGACCAGTGGCGGCGCGGCTACCGGCCGGTCGGCCAGGGGCAGGGCCAGCAGCGCGGCAACACCAAGGAAGACCTTGCATTCGCGCTCAAGGCGATGGGCCTGAAGGCGGACATGCGCGAGTCGGCGGCGACCCTGCAGAAGCGGCTGCAGACGGCCATGGGGGCTAGCTGATGGCCATCTCGACCTACGCCGAGCTGCAGACGGCTGTGCAGAACTGGCTGGACAACACCAACACGCTGCCGGCGGCGCGGGTCGAGGAGTTCATCGCGCTGGCCGAGGCCGACATCAACCGCCGGCTGCGCACGCGCGAGATGCTGACGACCGCGACCGGGACGACGGCTACCACGATCACCCTGCCGGCCGACTACGGCTCGATGCTGTCGCTGTCGGTGACGGAGGGCGGCTACGAGCACGTCCTGGCGCAGATGGACGCCGATGCGGCCATCGAGGCGTACTACGGATATGGCACGGGCATACCGCAGCACTTCGTGGTCGAGGGCGGCGTCATCCGGCTCTACCCGGCGCCTGGCGGCGCGCAGACCTACACGCTGCGCTATTACGCCAGGGTGCCGGCCCTGACCGCGCTGGCGCCGACCAACTGGCTGCTGACGGCGCACCCTGACGTGTACCTGTTCGGCTCGCTAGTGCAGGCCGAGCTGTTCAACGTCGACGATCCGCGCGTGCCGCTGTGGCAGGCCAAGTACGACGGCGCGCTGGAGCAGGTGCGGGCGCAGGGCATTGCCGCCGACATGGGCGGACAGGTCTTCATGTACTTCGAGGGGGGCACGCCATGACTGTCGAGGCCAATCCTGCCAGCACGACCGTCTACATCGACGATCTCGATGCCACGTATCCGACCGGAACGGACGTAAAGTCTGAGGGAGACAACCACCTGCGGCTTATCAAGCGGGTGCTGCTGAACACGTTCCCCAGCGTCGACGCGCCCGTGACGGCCACCGACAGCGAGCTGAACATCCTCGACGGCGTGACGGCGAGCACGGCAGAGATCAACCTGCTGGACGGCGTGACGGCGACGACCGCCGAGCTGAACATCCTCGACGGCGTGACGGCCAGCGCGGCCGAACTGAACCTGCTCGACGGCAGAACCAGCCTGGGCCCGACCATCTTGACGGCCCAGGCCACGACCAGCGGCACGCAGTTCGACTTTTCCGGCATCCCGACCTGGGCGAAGCGCGTGACGGTCATGCTGACCGGCGTGAGCAGCAATGGCACGTCGAACTACTTGGTGCAGCTCGGCACATCGGGCGGACTGGCGACGAGCGGGTACGTGAGCGCGTGCCAGCAGTATCCAACGGTCGTCACCTCGACGGCCGGCATTCTGGCGTCCGGTGCAATGGCGGCGTCGCTTGCGCTGACTGGCTCGGTGGTACTCAGCTTGTTCAGCGCGAACACCTGGCAGGCGACGGTCGTCACGCACTCGGCGGCCGGAAACCAGCAAATCGGGTCCGGGTATGTCGACCTGGGTGGGGCGCTGGACCGGCTGCGGCTCACCACGGCGAATGGCAGCGATGCCTTCGACGCTGGCGCCGTCAACGTGATGTACGAGTGAGGTAGCCAATGGCCTCGATCACTGGCACTGGTGCCCTGACGCTGCCTGCTGTCACGCTGGCCGGGGCTGGCAAGCGGTGGGACAAGAACTACGTGGCCATCGCGGCCAAGCTCGTGCCAACGGTGCGTGCTGGCCTGGCGTTTGCCGACTTCATCGAGGCCCTGGAGGCCGCGACGGTGGACGAGCAGACGGCCCTGCTGGCCGAGGTGCGCAACGGCGCGCAGCGGGCGACGGGCGAGCAGGTCCTCACGCTGGTCAACGCCTGGGTCACGGCCGAGGCCACGGCGCAGGCGCAGACGGCGTGCGAGGGTGACACCTTCAGCCTTGCCGACCTGGGGGCGCTGCTCTGATGGCAGTCTACAGCGTGGCCGAGGTGGCGTCGGTCGGCGTGGTCGTCGATGTCGACCCGGTGCTGCTGCCGCCGCCGGCATGGACCGAGGTCAAGAACGTCCGCTTCACCGATCAGGCCGCCGAGAAGTTCACCGGCCACGCCAGCGTGGCGACGCCGGCCGTCACGCCCTACTACGCCATCCCGGTGATCAAGGGCACGACGGCGTACTGGGTGTATGCCGGGACGGCGGCGGTCTATGCCTGGGACGGCACCACGCCGCACCTCGACATCACGCGCCAGCTCAACAGCAACGCCGACCCGTACACGGGCACCGTCTTCGACCTGTGGAACGGCGGCACCATCCAGGGCGTGCTGGTGCTCAACAATGGCGTCGACGATCCGCAGATGTGGGTGAGCGGCAACCTGGAGTCCTTGCAGTGGGACGGGTCCGACACCTGGGCGACCAAGGGATACACGGCCAAGGTCATCCGCCCCTACAAGGAGCACCTTGTCGCGCTCGACTGGAACGACAGCGCGGAGGCGTATCACCAGACGGTGTACTGGTCGAACAAGGCCGACACCAACTCGGTGCCGAGCGACTGGAACTTCGCCGATCCGGCCAACGAGGCCGGGCTGGTCGATCTGGCCGCCACGCCGGGCTACATCGTCGACGGCGAGCAGTTGCGCGACGGCTTTGCGATCTACAAGGAAGACTCGATCTACCTGATGCAGTACGTGGGCGGGCAGTATGTGATGAACATCCGCGACGTGAGCAAGACGACGGGCGCGCTGACGCAGCGGTGCGCGCGTGAGTTCTATGGCCGGCACTTCGTGATGGCGCAGGACGACATCATCGTCCACGACGGCCAGACCATCGAGTCGCTGGCCGACAAGCGCATCCGCCGCAAGCTGTTCAGCGACATCGACCCGGCCTACTACCTGAACAGCTATGTGACGCGCAACCTCGCGCGGCAGGAGATGTGGCTGTGCTACACCGAGGTCGGCGCGACGCTGCCGACGCGGGCCGCGGTGTGGAACTGGCGCGACAACACCTGGACGTTTCGCGAGCTGCCGCAGATGCCGCACATCGCCTTCGGCGTATTGCCGACCGGCACCGGCTCGTCGGTGTGGGACACCGACAACGCTTCGTGGGACTCGGACACCGAGACGTGGGGCGAGCGGCTGTACAACCCGGCGCAGCAGCGGCTGATCGGCGTCACGGCCAACGACCTGTTCGCGCTCGACCAGACGACGCTGTTCGGCGCCGACCCAATTGACTCCTACCTGATCCGTGAGGGCATCCTGCTCGACAGTCAGCCGACCCTGAAGATGCTCAAGGCGGTGTACCCGCGGGCGCAGGGCGGCGCGATGCAGGTGTCGGTGGGAGCGCGGTTCAGCGTGGCCGATCCGTACACCTGGGAGGGGCCGTACACCTTCACGCCTGGGACCGACAGCGTGGTTCGGGTGCGCAGCACAGGACGCTTCCACGCGATCAAGTTCTGCTTCTGCGCGAGCGGCGCCTCGTCGCTGCATGGTTACGATCTGGAGTACGAAGTGGTGGGCCGGCGA